TATTTAACTGTATATCAAGTACCTTTTTAAGTACTCTTTCTTTAAAATATTCATTTTTAGCAAACCATCTTTCAGTACTATGACTAGATTGTGTAATAGATCTTTGAGTAGTACCCACTAAATCTTCTGAAGTAATAGCTCCTTGTCTTTGTGGAGTTATACCAGAGACAGTATCCATAGTCATTTTAACATTCTCCATTACCTGAGTAAGTACAGCAATAGGCCCTTGTTGAGTAGACTGTAATCTTTGAGAAGTTACAGTGTTAAATACTCCAGCAGCCTGAGCACCTTTAGGTGTTAGAATCTCTGCTGTTGGATCTTGAGGCATAAATGCAGTAGACATTATATAATTCAAGTATTCATGTAGAGTCATATTGTCAGGTATCATGGTAGTATTAAATGATACTATGTCTGGCAACATTAAGTTAATAAGAATCTGTCTCTTATAATCAAATATATCATAAAGGTAATCATAAGGTTTAACAATATCCATTAAGGATTGTACCTTAGAGCTACCTGTATTGTAGTATTGTATAGAAACTGGGCAAGTCTGTTTAGAGAAGTTATCAATAGATACTGATAAGAATGGTACAGGTTCAACACCTATAACAATTTCAGATCCAATCTTATAACCTTTCCACCACTCATTTACCCATTCTTCTTTTACTATTTCTTCACCAGCAACCTTATCTTCTTTATATTTTTCATGGACAGGTTTAGTTTGTTCTACACCATACTCATCCAAATATTTAAGAATTTTAATCTTTCTCTTACTTCTCCAGTAAGTAGTCATTAATCTTATGTTACCTCTAGAATCAAAATAAGAGGAGAATAATGATATTTCCACATCATTCATAGGAACCATCTGCTGAGTCTGAGCAGTAATAGAATCTGTAGGAATTGCTAACTCACCAATATTTCCTATTTGAGGATAAGTAAAATATGGATAAGATCCAGCTACTCCTCTCATTTCTCTTAGACTATTAAGCTGTTCCTTAGTAAGTTTATTATGAAACATATCTATTAGAGAAGATAAAGTATGATATGAAATCTCAACTAAAGCCTCTAATCCATCTTCAGTATTAGAATAAGCATTCATCAAAGAGAATATTCTTAAAGGATCTCCTCTTCTGATAATTAACTCATCTCCTATATACTCAGTAAATATATATTGCTCTCCACAAATAAGAGCATCTTCAAAGCAGGAGTCAAATATCTCCTTTATATTATGTTTCTTATAAGTATATTTAAGAATCTTATTAGAACCTCTTTCAGCTATATCAAAGTAAGGAGACTTAACAAAGTCATTTAAAGCTTTTACTTTCTCCTGAATCTTAGCCTCATCCATACCCTCCTGTTGAATCATCTCTAAGAGTTCCTGATGAATCTTCTCAGTTTTAGCCTGTTCAACTTCCTTAATTCCTTGCTGATCAGAGCTAGACCTCATTACTCTAAAGTCAAACTTTCTCTTAATGTGCTCTCCTACAAGTAAATCAATCTTAGCATTACCTACTCCTTTATGGTCTAACTTACCAGGGAAAGTACCCATTCCTAACTGTAGTGGATCTACAATTTTCTCCACATCAGCCATGTTAAGAATACCCCTCTTTAAATTATAGTTAGTAACCCTATTATAATATGAAGTCTTTAATTGCCTATTTTCAAATAGAATCAAAGACTCAAAAAAGTTAACATTATCCTTCTGCCATTGTTCTTTCTTTTTTTCTGAATCTCCAACAAATTGATCAGGTGGAGCAAATAACCTTGTTTCTAGCATTTTATATTTTTATTCTTGGTTAGAAAAATGTTTATCCCATAGATTACGAGTATGGTCTTGATTTTGTTTGAATTTATTAAAATAATTTCCATATTTAGTATTTCTAGTCTTCATTATTCCATCATAATCCTTAAAATCTGTTAAAGTTCTATCATACCACATAACCATCTGAAACGCAGAAATCCTATCAAAGTTACTTCTTGGGTCAGGATTCCAACTAATAAGTTCCTTTATTAAGCCAATATATCTTAATTTCTCATAATTAAATACTTCAGAATCAGCAGAGATAGGTTCTAATAACCAGTTCTCTATGAACTCTAATCCCTTATCAATTACAGGTTTAGTAGCTATAATTCCCTTAGAAGTATTTGTATTTGTTTTCCAAGTATTTCTATCTCTTAAACTAAGAGGGGTATCAGCTAATAAATGTAACGCTTTCCTCTTCTCAAAATGATGATATAGTCCTGTAATATTACTTTCATACATAGCTGTAGCTTCATAATAAAGTAACATCTTCCTACAAACCTCATAAAAAGTGTCAGTTTTGTCAGGTCTTCCTGAGTATTCAGCTACTATTCTTTGAGTAAGTCTATCATACATTATAATACAACCTACAGAATCAGTAGTTGCATTATCATATCTATAAGGGTCAATACCAGCTATATATCTATTTTGAGTAAAAATTCCATCTTCAGCAGGTCTTGGAGGTTCATAAATTTCTATAAACCCAGGTTCTGCTTTCTTAACAGGATACTCTCTATAAGGCTTAACTCCCTGAACATCTACCCATTTTAAAGTACCTCCTTCAAATGTAAGTTCTCCTATATGATGCTTATCTAGTTCATTATCAGTTAAAGCCTCAAGTACTTTTCTTAATTGTAAAGTAGGAAACCTATTAATATGAGATTGCAAGAAAGCCTCTGAAGGAACTAATGGGAACTGAGTAATAGCATCAATCTTAGCTTTAGGATCTATACCCTGATTTACCCTTGTTCTTAAATCTAAAATAGATTGCTCTGCAACATCTATAATAGAATTACCAAAAGAATCAATCATTTTCTTTCCCTTCCATTCAGGATGTTCCTTATAAGGATCTTTATAAGTACCATCTCTACCCATGGTTCCTGGAATAAACCAACCACAAGTTTTATTTGAAGTTTCTGTATCCCAAATATTATCAAAAGCCAGAAGATTATACTTATCTGGATTATAATACATCTCAGCAAAACCTTCAGTTCCACCTTCCATATCTCCTCCAGTTCCTTGTATAATTGGAATACCAATTAAGTCTTCCCCTGCTTTCCATGTAGGTTCAGAGATATTATAAGAGGAAATAATGTTATCAAACTTACCTGCCTCTTCAAAAATAAATATGTTTGCAGACTTACCTACTGAAGCAAAGGGGTTATCCTTAAAAGTCAAAGACATAATCTCAGACATAAAACCTTCCCAAACCTCAGTACCATTCTCAAGTTTTTCCCTATACCTAGCAATAACATGATCTGCCTTATTAGGATTTCTTTCTTTACCCCATGGAGTATGTAAATCTAAAAAGTTTAGATTATTCAAAGCCATCCTCATTGTATACTCAGCTAAGTCCTTTTGGAATGCACCAATAAAACATTTAGAGTCTGGATAAAAACTATATTCATGGGATACTGTAGCTCCTGACATAAAGGAAGCTCCAATCCTTCGGGGCTTTACAAATATAAATCCTTTCTGTTCTTTTCTAGCTCTTTCTAAATGTCTAAAGTACTCTAACTGAACATCTTTAAAATCCGGAAAATCTCTTTTTCTTCTTTGGGTAGCTTCATCTACTCCTTCAACTTGAGTATAATTGAGGAAATAGTAATATGGACCAGGAATGTACATTCCTCCATAGGTAAAACCATACATACATTTCTTAGTTTCCTCTTTCCAGAAGTTAACATAGGCATAAGAGCCTTCAGGGTAATTGCAAAAAGCTCCATATTTTTTAAAATTTTCTCGTACTTCAGTAAAGTACTTAGGGTTTTGAGTTATAATCATTCTCCAATATTATTCATACTATCTCTACTTTCAAATAATCTAGTAGATTTTCCTCCTCTTCTAACTGTTCCCTTAGATTTTTCCTTACTAACAGCATCCTCTAATACTTCTCTTTGCCCAATATACTTAGCAATTCTCTCCATAATCTTATTCTGAGTATCAGCATTATCATCATTAAACTCATTATTCCTAAGATAGTTGTCTATCTCATCAAGTTTAAAATTTACAGTATCCAATAACCTTTGAGTAGGTAATTCAGATAATTCTATATATTTTTTTCTAGCTACTTCTATATAATCAGGGATCTTAATCTTTTCATCTCTTAAAATAGCTTTCTTAATTTCCAATTCTCTTTTATGATGTGGTAAGTTAGAGTAAGGACTAGAAATATCACAAGTCATAAAGATATAAGAGAACCATTTATAAGCTTCTTCCTTATGCTTAGTTTTATCTTTGTCCCAAACAGCTTTAAACTCTGGAACTAGTAAAACTTCTGGTTCTACTATAACATTATATTCTCTTAAATTAAATATCTTCATCTTTTTGATTAGCTAAAAACTCCTGTTTAACAGCATTCCTTTTATAAATAAACTTCTTGTTAGGATATAAAGTACCTAAGTCCTTAATATAAATAGACTTATAGGAATCTAAATCCTCCATTTTCCCTTCTCTTATAACAGACTTAACAAATTTACCTAAAGACTCCCATATCTCTTCCCCTTTGTAAATATCAATATTTACATCTTTAGATCTCTTATTAATAAGTCTTTTAAGTTTAGCATCCATTATAAACTCCAACCATCTTTTTTAATCTCATTTAACCTTTTATCTCCCATATATCTATCCCAAATAGAACCAGCTCCTACTGAAGGTTCTTCAGATTGAATCTCTGAGAAGTCAGGCTGGATTTCCTGATCTTCAAACTCTTCAGTAGGTTCCTCAAACTGTTGCAGTTCTTCCTTTTGTGCTTGAGGTTCTGGAGCTATATGGAGTTGTGGTGGTTCTTCTATTACAGTAGGTTTAACTGAAACTAATTTAAAATTAAAACTTACTGTTAAACTATTATCTATATAAACTATAAATCTAGGATTAATACCATTACTAGAAGTAATGATACCTTTTTTCCTTAGCTTATTTAAATAAGTTTCAAACTTCTGAGAATCAATACTAAACTCTTCCCTTATCTTTTTCTTAACAGAAGTAGAGAAGAGAAGCTCATATCTAACCTCATCTTCTTTAATAGACTTATACTTCTCATTATAATACAATATATAAGAGAGGATAGCTATTTCAGAAGTGGTTAATTGATTCTTATATAAAGTCCAATTAATAGACAGTATCCAAGCTTGGTACATATCTATCTTAGACTTTATTGGAATCTCATAAATTTTTTCCATTTAATG